GTATTCACAAATTCCAGATTCAAAGGGAAGGACCTAGGGGCAAATATCGCTCCGGACCGCCAGGTTGACAGGCTGGAAGTGCGGGACTATGAAACCCAAAGTCACACGTTGACAACGTACAGAGCGGTGTAGGTATTAATGTAGTCCATAACGAAATATTGAGCGTACTGCCACTTGAGTTTATCACTTGTCATGCTGTCAGGAAATCCAAATGAGTGAGGTGCCGTGTTCCAACTTTGGTCATCTAAGTCAACGTTCCAAATTCCAGGGTTAACCCTTTGTCTCGTATCCTGATCCCAAGTCTTCCGATACCACAGGTGAGAATCCTTCAGGATGCGATTGGTCATAGGACAAGCAGCAAGAGTAAACTGTCCTTCCGGGATGGATTGAGGGATCGTCTGAAACGGGGAGGACTGAACCATGAGCTCGGCGAGAGCTGCGTTTTGAACTGCGTAAGCCTGCTTTAACAGATGAGCCTTCGGATGTAGAATGTTCGCTCCGTCTTCGGCGTATGTTTGGTTGCCACATCTGTAAGGCACGACTCCATAATCCATTCCAAACCAATTGAAAGCAGTGTCCGCTATTCTCCGTCTCGCTGGCTCTTGATAAATTAGCTTCATCGATGTGTCTGTTAGAGCGATCCGATTCTGAGCTGGATTGTATGTAAATTCCGGGGGAGCTGAACGCATGACGAATAGATCTAACGCTCTCCGATACTGTATTGCTGATAGCTCGTTGGCCAACTGATTCTGAACCAAATTGCGCAATTTCCCCATAAATATTGGAGTTATGAAACATCGTCCATCTTTCTGTGCCAAACGGTTTGTTTCTCGAAGCAATGAGGTTAATTCTGCAAGCAGGGCATTTGGCCATCGTGAAGCGTATTGAAGTAATGCCTGGTGTAGACTGGTGGATTGTTCGAGTGTTACCAGTAATGCTAAAGAAGTCGATTTATTTCCTGGATTTCCGGCGTGTCCGGCTCTGCGCGGTTGGGGTCTAGCTGGATGTTTGAAGATATCGAAGAGGATAGCTAAGATGTTAGTAGGATTGCGTGGTGTTTGTGAGGTAGCTCCGTATGCTGTTTCTAATGTGGGTGTGAGGGAGTCGATAGTCAGAGTATTTGCCATCATGGAATTTAACT